TGGGATAAAAACAGATGGGAGAGATTAAAACGAGAAGGTTGGATCGAAACCTGGAGACACAGGAATAGAACAACGATTAAGTACTCAGTATTTAAAACTTCATGGAAATGCTCTCAAATGATTAGTAGGATATATAGAATCCTATTAGGTGAGGAAGACTTACCCACTTCAGAGAGAAGTGTATTTTATAAAAATAAATCATATACAGATAAGGTTTACAACAAAGCTATAGATGATATGATTAAAGATAAAAACAGATAAAACTATGCCAAGCAAACAAGGATTTGGAAACTCAAGAACACCCATGACTAAGAAAGTAAGTTATGGAAGTGCAGTGCACTATAAAAACCCTGTGAAAAATAAGAAAAAAGCAGCTTCAGGTTATGACCCTAGTGCTAATACCAAAAGAAAAAAATTCTACGTAGACAACTACGAAGAAAATAAAGATAAACCAGGGTTTCAGGAGGCTATGAACAAAGCTTTTGGAGGTAAAACAACAATGAATGGAAAAGTTTCTACTACAACATTTAAAATAAATAAATAAATAAATGGGATTTAAACTAGGATCAGAAAAAGGAAACCGCGCTATTAACGGTGAAATCAAAACAAAAATGCGTTTTGGCAAGCAGTCTGGTGGTGAAGACTCTGTTCCCGGAACACCTATTATACCTATGCCTTTGGCCGACAATATTATGGGTGAGGCTAATATGGATGGAACCATATATGTTAGTGATAAATTAGACCCTAATAGCTTTGAGTATAGACAAACAATTAATCATGAAATGAGACACGCTACAGATATGAAACTTGGTAAATTAGCTTATGATGATAATAGTATAACTTATAATGGTGAAGAATTTCCTAGAATGGATATAAACGGCGTAGATTCAATACTGGTAGATGGCAAATGGAAGGAGGCTGGAGACACTGGCTTTCCTTGGGAGGATGACGCAAATAACGGAAACAAATAAAATGAGTGTAATAGCAAAATTATTATCAGGTGGAGCGGCTAAACTTGTAGAGAGTGTAGGTGGAGTTATAGATAACTTACATACGTCTAAAGAAGAAAAACTTGCTGCTGAGCTTAAAATCAAGCAACTTATAAGTGATTATGAAGTAGAGATGGAGAAGAATATAACTTCTCGTTGGGAGGCAGATTTAAAATCAGACTCATGGCTTAGCAAGAACGTAAGGCCAATGGTCTTAATATTTTTAATAGTATGCACCATGTTATTAATATTTATTGATGCTGGTGCTTTAAAATTTAACGTAAAAGATTCTTATGTAGATCTTTTACAATTAGTATTAATAACAGTGATCGGTGCCTACTTCGGCGGTAGATCATTAGAAAAAGTAAAAAAATAAAATTATGGGATTAAATTCAACGGCTACAGCTTATAACTTTGGACAATTTGGCTCTACGTTTCTAAGCGGCGATGGAGCTATATTAGACTTAACTGGCGCAACAGCTAAATACTATGTTTGTGCTATAACTATGGTAAGTGCAACAACGTTTGGTGGTGATGGACTAGGAATTTTAGACGCTGGTAAACGTATTGGTTTAGCTAACACGCATTTTGCTTCTAATGAAGACACTCAAACTTTAGATACAGATTGGGGCGCTGTTACAAACGCAACTGATAATGATAGTGATCTTATAGTGTTGGATAGTAGTGGTACAGAGTTTCCGGCTGGCATGACCCTATACGGTATGTATGACTATGTTGAGCTACATGCTGGAGATGTTATATGTTATGTAGCGCCAAGACCAGATTACAGAAATAGAGCAGCTAAGATAGCATAATGGCATTAGGTAACGCGAATACATCAGCTCAAGCTAGAGGTAAAAATCAACCCATTATAGTAAAAAGAAGAAAGGAGGTTTTGGTTGGTAGGAGTTATGCAACAATTGTAGCTACAGCATTGACCGGGGAAAGTCATGGAAGTCCTGCTTGTGCACTAGCGGGTGTAATGGCTTTTGACAAAACCTACTATGTTAAAAGTATAACCGAAGGTAAGCCTGATATAGGAACTAGCATATACTCGAGACCAAGAGCAAACGATGACTTCCTTTTAAAAGAAGGTTTGTACCTGTTTAAAGTTGGTACTGCTAACTGGTTATTGAATATAAACTCAAGTCGTGTAGTTCTAGGCAGGAGCCTTTGTAGATAAAAATAAATTAAATTAACTTAAATTAAATAAAAATGGCAAAAACAAAAGTAAAAAAATTAAAAGAACAAAAAATAGTGGACTTATCTAAGCCCGAAAAAGTATCTGAAGATCAATTAAAAAGAGTTCAGGGTATTGTTAACAATATTAACAGAAGTCAAATTGAAATAGGAATGATAGAAACTAGAAAGTTTAATGTATTAAAAAGCATAGTGATGATGCAAGAACAGCTATCTTTAATGCAAGAGGAGTTTGACAAGCAATACGGTACGTCTAACATAGACATAACAAGCGGTGTTATAAACTACGAGGAAAATGTCAAAGCTAATTCGTAAAATAAGTATCGGTAAAGACTATAAGAATGACGCCATGCACTATGCCGTGGGGCAAGAAGTGTATGGTGGTCATACTATCTGCGATATTATAGAGGAAAATGATAAGTTCTCCGTCTATATTAAAAAAAACAAAGACGTATTACCTTGGAAAGACTTTAACAAGAATATGGCTGTATCTGTAGAATACAATTTACAGTACTAATGAAAAGCGTTTACAACTTTGTTGTAAAGCCAAAAGGAGAAAGATATAACAATACTAAAAAGTTTGATGGTGGAGAGTTAATACTTAACACAGATATATTTCAACACCAATACGTTAACAGAGAAGCTATTGTAATATCAACACCTATTATTGGTGATACAGATATAAAACCAGGGGATACAGTTATAGTGCACCATAACGTTTTTAGAAGATGGAATGATGTTAAGGGTGTAGAAAGAAACAGTAAAGCGTACTTTAATGAAGATACGTACTTTATAAACCACGATCAAATCTTTTTATACAAACAAGAAGATAAGTGGATAGCTCCAAAAGGATATTGTTTTGTAATACCTTTAAAAGCTACAGATCAGTTTAATACTGAATCTGAAAAACCTTTACAAGGTATTGTCAAGTATTCTGACGGTACAGTTAAAGTTAACGAACTAATTGGTTTTAGACCAAATAGTGAATATGAGTTTATCGTTGATGGCGAAAGACTATATCGAGTTTTATCTAATTTTATTACAATCAAATATGGACATCAAGGAAACAAAGAAACGTATAATCCAAGCTGGGCACAAAGCAGTTGAGGAACTTATTAAAGTAGGTGAAGAAGCTATTGTCACTGACTCTGAAGACGATCTAACAGCTGATAAGTTAAAGAACGCCGCGGCATCTAAAAAACTAGCTATATTTGACGCATTTGAGATACTTAACAGAATTGAAGAAGAAGAAAACTTGCTTGAGGGTAAAACACCTGAAGAGGCAAAGGAAAAAACTTTTAAAGGATTCGCAGAAAGTAGATCTAAATAATGTACAAGCAAAGTTTAGTTAAGACAGTTAAACCTGTAAAAAAGACTACTATCAGTAGACTTAATAAAGGTAAGAAGTGGAAATACGGTTACGATAAAGAACACGATATTATAGTGTTATCTCATAGTGGGCAAATAGGTGAGATAATAGAAATACAAGGACTAGTTATTGCGCTACCAAAAGCTCCTAAAGAAGTATACAAAGATCCGAAGAACAAATGGGTGAAATTCGAGTATCCCAAGGAGTTGCAGAGAATTAAAAATATATTCGATTGGAGAAACTATCCGGAAAGCAGTAAAGAAAAATGGTACGATTATATAGATGAAGAGTTCAAAAGAAGGGAAGAAGGATTCTGGTTCACGAATAATGGTAAACCAACCTGGATAACAGGTACGCAGTACATGTACTTACAATGGAGCAAAATTGACGTAGGTGCTCCAGATTTTAGAGAGGCAAACAGATTATTTTATATATTCTGGGAGGCTTGTAAAGCAGACAAGAGATGTTACGGAATGTGCTATCTTAAAAATAGACGTTCTGGATTTTCTTTCATGTCATCAGCAGAAACTGTTAACTTAGCCACTCTTGCAAGTGATAGTAGAT